CCCAGTGAAAGATTTTGTGTTGCATCTTTCGCCAGGGTGTCCTCCATAGAAGGGCCTGACTGCCGTTTTACGTCCGTGTTAGGACGGCCTGACTTTCGGCTAGCAACGGGCCTTTAGGGGAAAGGGTGTCCGTGGTAAATGCCGTTAAGCGGTATCTGCTGTTGCCTTGATGCAGAACAGGTGAACTACGAAAGTACCTGCCGTTAGTGCCGCCGTGCCAACGGTTGCCGTTATTGCGCTTGCCGCCGTGGTCTTGACGAAGGATGAACCTGTACCGTCGGGGATGATGTCATGGCGACCCTGGTCCCACGGGTTTCCCGAATCCGCTATCGCTATCGCACTTACAATGTCGTTTTCTCCAACGACCTTTATCGCTATGGTCGCCGTGTCGGATGCTCCGTCCGTAAATGTCTTGAGAACATCCACACAACCGCCCACAACGAGCATGTTCGCCGGAACTGATACCCCAAGCGCGTGAGCCCCCACAGTCCTGTTGGCCGCCACGGTAGCGTCGAATGTGGCGGAGTAGACGAACATCCCGCCGAGTCCGTCAGCCCTTGCAAGGGACACGTCGTTGATATTCAACTCTGCCGCCGTAGCGGTCACATCGGTTATGTCGGTAGTGGCAAGCGCGACAGAGTCAGTGCCGTCATGGTTGTGACCCGTGAAAGTGTCTACAAGGTCGGCAATCGCCTGTCGCAGTTCAATTGTATCCTTATCGAATGCACTTGTCAAAATCCAACCACTCCTTTCCTACTCTGTCGGGAACGCCTTCTCATGGAGGATGCGGAACTGCTCTACAGCCTCACGGTGTCCCGGTGACATCTTGTCGGTAAGTTTCTGTATAAAGGATGCGTCGCCCTTGAGCCTTGTAATCTCCGCCTGCGCTGATTCGACAACCGTGGTTGAATCGGGAAGGGCTTTAAGCGTGTCTTCCCCCATCATCTTGCCGAGCCTGTTGAAGAGTTTTACTATCCGAGGGTCATTGCCCAACCCCTCATTGAGCAATTCCATCTGCTCTTCATCACACAGCGACCTTACCGCTCTCTTGGCGACCGCTACCTCCCTGTCAAAGGCTGTACCCCAATCCTTCTTGAGTGCTTCCACGCCCTCCGTGATCTCCGCCTGCCATGAGGACTGCATCTTCTCAACGGCTCTTTCTGTGGCCTGATTCCAGAATGACAGAAGCCCGTCAACCTGCTGTTGGTTGAGTCCGCTCCTGTGAGCCGCATCCTTGAAGGACTTGAGGAAATCACCATCGGCGTTCTCCAACTCCACCTTGTATTCATCGGGAGTCTTCGGGCGACCAACGGCATCAAAGAAGGATTCCCATTCGGACGGGTCAGCGTCCTGCTTCGGGACTACAACCTTGTCCCTGCCTATCATCTTGACGGCGTTCACGAGACCCTTAGCCGCCTCTTCAACGGTCTTGTATTTCTGCACCGTTGGCTCGTTCTTCAGTTCCTCCGGCAATGATTCGTACCAGGGGGTCTCCGCCGTATCCTGTGTTCCATCACCGCCGAGAAGTGTCTCTTCTGCGACAGGTGTCCCTTGTTTGGGGCTGTCATTCATTCGTCAATACCTCCGTTTGTATGTTTTCGTAACTGTCGCCAAGCATGTCTAGGATGTGCAACACCACCTCCTGAAATGCGATATTCCTGTCGGTATCCCGAAAGGACATGCCGTTGTATGGCGACTTACCCCACATGCAGTACTGCTTGATATCCTCAAGCACCCGCATTCCAGCCTCGCTTGTGAACGCTACATGGTAGTCAACCCTTAGGTCGTCTAATACACGTTTAGCCATTACATGCCTCCGGTGAGTTTATCCATGTCCATCTGTGATGCGTCCTTCCCTGCCTTTGCCGCATCCTTGGCAATAGCCGCAATCTGCGCCATCTGTTGCATATTCTGACGCTCCTGCCTTATCTGCGCCACCTGTTCGGGGTCACGTATGAGTTTCTGCGGCAATCCCGTAGTTCTTCCGATGTGCCGTGCTATCTCGTCTGTGTCGAAGTTATCGAGTATGTCGGGCACGGCTTCGGTAAACGGCCCCACCAATCCCATGGCCTTCTGTATCGCCATGATGTCGGAAGTCCTCTGCGCCCTTGCCATCGGTGACTCGTACTCAACCTTCACGTAACCCCCGGCCTGTGCTATCTGCGGAGGGGGAGGCGGTATCTTCCCACGGCGGAGGAGTATCCCGTACGCCCTCATTACCAGAGGCTCAAGGAACTCATGCTGTAGCCGTGAATAGGTCGGGCCGAGTATCCGCATGTTCTCCTCTACCCTCTGCATTACCTCCGTGGCTGTCATCCTGTCCGCACGTATCAAGTTGATGGCATCGTAGAAGAATGTGTCGTTGATGCTGTTCTTAACCTTCTCAAGCAGAGCGTCCGTGACGGGGATAGACCTTCCGTCCACTATGTAGAGCGGTTCAAGTTTCGCCGCACCCCTCGCCCTCTGGTTGATATGGGCAGGGGATGTGTTGACGGGGTTCAGGTACGACTTGTATTCCATGTCGATGGGGGGGCGTATGATTATCTCCGCCGCTTCAAGGATGTCCTTGGTCATGGCGTTGGCGGTCTTTATGTCCGGCAACCCCTCCATGCCAGGGCCTCTTCCCCATATCTCTCCGCTAGCGGTAGCCCACCGTGTAACGTAGGCGGGGAACTCGTAGTACCCCGACTCCTTCAGCAGGTGCTTCCACTGTGTCGCTATCCACACGGAAGCGAACGGCTTGTCCAGTTTGTTGTACTTGTCGTAGTCATCCTTCGGGAACACGGCGTGTATGAGTTGTATCCCCTCTTCGGGCTTCTTCTCCGCAAGTTCACGTATCTTGTCGTTGCATGCCTCTTCCCCAAAGTATTTCAGCGTGTTCCTCGCCGACATCTCAAACTCCCTGTGAAGCACGTCGATGTACCCCTTGTGGTTCTCAAGGACGGCGCATTGTATCAGGGGGAGCGCGTGGAACACAAAGTCCGGCCCCTCGTCGCCGTCGTTCTCCTCGTGGAAGAGAACCCCTGTCCCAAGGGATGGCAGGTCAAGGTAGAACTCGTGCGCCTTCGTGTGGAAGTTGGAGTCGTTGATAGCGTCCATGATTAGTTCGGTAACATGCTCCACCCACATGAGTATGTTGTGATCTTCCATGAGGCTGAGCGGAGATATCTTCAAGGACAGCCATTTCTGCGAAGGGTTGGTGAGCATGGAGTGAAGGGATGCGGCAAGACGGGCATTCGCACGGGGAGCCGTGGAATCGTAAATCTCCCCCCTGCGCTTTGCCCCCTTGCTCTTGAAATAAACATTGTGCCGTGGAACTATCCTGTTGGAGATCTCGTCCCAATGGGATTCCCACGGTGCACGCAGTTCCTTTATCCTTGTGTGCCTCTCTAACACTTTCAGCACTATCGGTTCATTCATACGCTACTCCCCCAACAGGGTTTTCCTCTTCACCGTTGCGGAACCCAGATCCTTTCCGGCGGTGAGTATGGTGGATTCGTAACCCTTCCTCTTTGCCGCCTTGCGCTTCGCCACAGACTCCGCCTCGATCTCTCCGCCAGCCGTGTCCGGCTTGGCAGGCATCTGGGGTTCGGGCATCTTGGGCGCACTCTGCCCCAGCGCCGCCACCGCACTCCCGACCCCCGCAAGACCCTGTAACCACATCAATGCTGTTGCAGCCATTAAGCCTCACCACCTTCCGTAGTCTTCCTCCCCAAAGGGGTTGAAGTCGCATACCGCCTTGACCTGCAACTCATCCTCCGCAACGGGAGGCACAACACCGAGGTTCGGATGGAACATGTTAGCCATGCAGTCGAGCATGTCGTCGTGCATGGTGATGCCGGGAGCGTATATCCCGTACTCGTTGTTGATGAAGTCCTGCACCACGTCCACCTCCACGCCCTCCCAGTTCCGGCGCACCACACTCTCCGGCAGGAGGATGCGCCCCTCACGGAACGGGGCAAAGAGCCACGCTATCCTTTCAGCCTTCGCAACTGGAATGGACAACTCCTGTATGTTGAAGACGAAGTTGCGCTTCCTCTGGACATATTCGATATGCTCTATGTCGCTCTGCATGGCGTACTTCTCATACCCCACCAGCAGGGGCCTGTACTTGCGCACGAGGTTGAACAGTTCATCGGTGCGCTCATCAAGGTTCATCTTGTCCTTCACCATGTCGATGACCCTGTAAACCTCGTCACTGCCTAGCCCGAAGACGACCATAGCCGTGTAGTCCCGCCCCTTCTTTTTGGATCCGGCAGGGTCAACCACGAGATACAGGTTCAGGTCGGTCAGGTTGTAACGCCCCGTGGCGGGGTCGGGATGCCAGTGCTTTATCCAGTCGAGGTTGAAGGATGACTCCATTGCCGCTGATGGGTTCAGGAGTATCTGACAGGCGAACGTCTGTGGCCCCATCGAAGCCCTCTTCTGCTCCAATGTCTCCCTGTTCCAGAAGAGTGGAGTCCCGTCGGGCAAAACCCCCGGACGGTGACGCAGTATTGCCGAATGCCTGTCGATGATGGTCTTGTAGGTATCCTGGAAACTCCACCGTGTGCCGATGTAGCGTATCCTTCCACCGGCGGAGGTAAGGTTCAACGAGTCCTCCCACGCCTTGGTGGTCTTGTTTATCATCTCCGCAGTTGTAACGGATTCCCTCGTCACAACGTCGTCATAGACCATGAGGTCGAAGTGCCGGCCTGTAGGCTGGTTGTCCACCAGACCCCACGCCTCTATGGTGGCTTCCTTGGGGTTCCCCTTGCGCTTAACTATGATGTTCTCCTGCGTCCAGACGGGAGCGTCCTTCCTTGGGTTCCTCCACAGCACATCGGGGAAGAGCATCTGCAACAGTTCGTTCCCTTCCAGTTCACGCTTAATCTGTCCAAGGAAGTCCATCGATATCTCACGCTTGTGGGAGAAGATGCCCACGGTAAGTTCGGGATTCTGCAATATGTTCTGTATGGTGAGGCCGAAGGTGATGATAGAACTCTTCCCATGCTCTCGGCTCCACAGGTCTAAGTGCCCGTCGGGGTCTTTTTGTACTTCCCTGCACCTGTCGAAGTACCAGTTCTCGTTGAACTCGTCGTTGACGGGAACATCTATATCCGCGCGGTTAAGCACATGCACTAGTAAAAAAAAGAGGTCATCGAGGCACAACTGCCTCAAGACCTCCACCACTACCCTGCGGTTCTCATGCTCCAACGCCTCGGCTATCGCATCAAGGTAGAACCTGTTAGCCAGCCCCTTCGGTTTCAACCACGTCAGAGGCCCCACGGTACCGCTCCTCCAGTCTGTCCCTTATCGACATTGCGTAAGTCCTGACAAGTTTCACCCTGTCCTGTTCCTCTATTTCGTCCACCTTCGAGGCGACCTTGACCCTGAGGTCAATCAGTTTCGACAGGCTCGAAGCGTCCTTTTCAGTCTTCTCGTTGCGGTTCTGTATCGTGCTTATGGCGGCATCTATGAACTTCAATGACTTCCTGTTCAGCGATGCCGTGTCGAATTCGGGAATGGTGTCGCCAAGGAGACCCATCGCCCCCAATTCATCCACCATCCGTGCGTCCCACATGTACTTGACCGACCATCTCTTTATCGACACGTATGTCGGGGTCTTCCCCATGGAATGGAACACCCTGTTGATGTTCCTCTCCGGCCCCATGTCCCTGTAGCACTCGTAGTAGGGAATCACGTTCTCCGGCATGTCGGGGAACTTCTTCTTCATGAGAGTCCCTTTCTCAACGCCATGTCCGCCACGGCGAGATCGAACTCGTCGTCTATGTCAACACCCCTCCATGAGACCACGTAGGGAACCCACGGCTGTACGAAGGCGACCCCTCCGGCTTCCATGAAATCCGCCACCCTGTTGACATACACGCTCCCCGTCTGCTTGTAGAACTTAGGCAAAGACTGCCTTGGAGCGTTGAGATATTCCTCTCCGAAGTATGGCGTTATCCCGAACCCAGGCATCTCTATGAGGCTCTTCATGGGATGCTCGTCATGGGTGGAGATGGTGGAACATGAAGCGGCATCCTTGTTGATGCATGTCGCAAGGCATCCGTCTATCTCCGACACCCTTCTCATGGGACACGTAGGCTGTAGTATCACCACGTAGTCGTAGGCGAAGTCAAAGACGGAGAGCGCATGGAGCGCAACCTGCTCTATCTTCGCATCGTCCGTGGCGTACTCCTCCGGTCTCTCAACCACGGAGCACCCTATCCCCCTGGCAACCCCCGCAATGGACGAGTCCTCCGTTGACACCACTATGTCGTCAACGAACCTTGACTGCCTAGCCACCTTCACAGACCAGCCGAGAAGCGGAACCCCGGCTACCATGCGGATGTTCTTGTGCTTCAGCCCCTTGCTCCCGCCACGGGCAGGTATTACCGCCAGCACCTTCTGTCCCTCTATCAACGGCTAGTCCTCCCTTCCAACCTGCTGACTGCTATTCACCACATCGGCTCAACATATTGGTGGGGGCCAGGGGGCCACATAATGTCCGTCACAGACGGCGTGGCCTTGTTCCCTCGCTTCCCCCATTTGGTGGAGGTGGGGAGAATTGAACTCCCGTTAGGTGTCCGCACTACGTGCCGAGACCTCTTCCCTGTCACCCCCGCTACCACATCGGTTCAACGTATTTGCCTATGTACCACGGCTCTTCTTCCCGCTTCGGTTGCCATCCGTCGAACTGACAAGTATTGCTTGACTGTTCCACCCCTTCGGTATCTCCCAACTGTTCCTCCATCAACTCAAGCCCCGCAACCACGGGGTCAACACAATCCATTCACTTTCCCATTACTCTTTTGCCTTCCTCCCCGGCTTTTTCCTAACCTTCCCAGCAACCTTCTCATAACCAATCAACCATTCCCCGTAAAGGTCACTCTCCTCACGTATAGGACATTCCTCCGGCTTTATACCAAGACTCCCATCTACCTCCCCAAGACACCTAACGTAGTAACCACGCACCTCTTCAGGCAAAATTGATTCCCTCCATTCACCACCAATGTATAACTCTGTAATTTTTCATTGTGACAAGTGTGTGTGTATTCCACCACCACCGACCATCCCAATGGGGGAGGGTACCCCCCTGGCTAGAAACACATAGCTCCATCGGTGGCAGAAGTAAACTAACCCCTACCAATACTGAACTAACAGCTCTCAACACAGTGTAACTTAAAACGCCTTATAAGACAGGAGGGTATTAGGGGTGAACTAAAGCGGGGCTGGTGGTACACAGTGACAGGTTACTGCTACTTACTGCTATGGTATAGTAAGGATGAGTAAGAATATTACTCACAACAACATCACCTCAATTACTCAACAGCCACTAAAGCCTTGGTACTACTGGGGTTGTCTCAATTGGCACTGTATCAATGCCCCTGGTATGTCTTGGCTTGTATTATATCGCCAGTGATACCAGGGTAATATATAATCACCAGGCCCCATCCCCGCCCTTATATGGTGATTGCTCCCACAACCCCTTACCCGTAAAGCCCATCAATGTGCCTTAGCTCTCCCAATCCCTCCATTCCG